TGGGTTTGCAGTTTTCGCAGACTTATAAAACCTCAAGGACTTGACAAACACAAAAACACCATTTCCAATCTGTCCACGATCCATAAACCGTGGACATTTGAGATTTGGTGTTTTTTCATTTGTCAAGCTTGCGCTTGGCTCGCTCGATGATTGCCGTAGATAGTGGGTTTCCCTTGTCGTCAACCAATACTTCGACTTGGCTACAGTAACAAAAGATCATATTAGGAACAATCGAATACCAAGTTGCAACTTCCTGAATAGTGAAAAGCTCACCATGGCGTGCGATATGAGATGCGCGGCTTGTACTCTTAAGCGCTGACAGGTGGAGCAATTTAGACTTGATGCCTAGGTCGGTCTGCGCCTGTTGCGCCTCTTCTCGCCTAGCTGTACGCATCGCACCTACAACTTCTGTCTGTGCAATACGGCTAGCGTCAAACTTGCTGACTCCAATCCTTGTCTCGATGTTCTCCGCTATTTTACGTGGATTGAGACCGCTAGCCATTCCACGAGACAGAGTAGACGCCAGATCGCCAGTCATATCGTCAGCGATCTTCTTCATCTCGTTGAACGTGCGAGCCTGGAGCAGACTAAGCCGGCGACGATAAGGAGCACTAGTCAACAGCGAGTCAAGGTGCGGCCTGCTGACTGCATAAGCCTCAGACTGGATTGCAAGGTTGGACATGGTTAAAGCAGTGCCCTGCACATAGGCAGGAGTGACATAGCCGGATAGGAACCAGTTCGTTTGCGGCGTGCCATCATCAATAAGCTGGCCAATCAGCATGGAAATCTCATTATCCATGTTGGCTAGCGTGAAATCATCCAGCTCAAAGATGTACGTCTTCTGCTCGGCGTTGACAGCGTTAAGCGTCACGACCTTGTACGGGATGCGCTTCAGGATCGCCAGAACGCCTTTCTGCACAGCGTCAATGCGCCTATCGAAGTCCTTGATAGCCTTCTGGACTCTCGCCTGCTGCCCCGTTGGGTCAGTTTCGCTACGGGGAATTATGGGTTCTCCCATGTGTAAATAATCCTTGCGCTATTCGTTTGGTTTGACGTAAATTGTACGCCACATAGGAGGGGTTATGCTCAAGAAAACGCTAAAACAGAAGGTGCGAGACTGGTGCGATAAGACGTATCACAGAAAGATTGATATCTTTCACGACAAGCGATTCCAGCCGCTTGTTAACAACAGATGCCAGATGAACGCTGCTGCACTTGTAGCCTCAGGAGAAAGCGTTGCTATTGTCGAGTGCGTGATGATCCACGACAATACCTGCACGCTGCACTACATAAATCTAGATGACCAAGGCAGATATTTCGATGCAACTCTTGGCTATGAATATCTTAATTCTGATTACAGGCTAGTCAGGATATATCGCGAGCTTCCTGAATTTTCTTGCGATCACCTATTCAATGAGAAGCGGCGCATCTGCTTGGAGGCGCTTGGAAGGTGGAAATACAAGCTGCATGAGGCGACGGATCTTTTGTAAAAACAAGGCCCCAAACTAGGGGCCTTTCTTATTGCACGGTTGCCGGATCTTCTGGCGCGGGCTCTACATCGGGAAGCGGAGTAAGCGCTTCCGTGTTTTCGTACCCCGCCGCTGTCCGCATCTCTTCAGGACTAAAGATCATATCGCCACTCGCCAGGCTGGAAGCATTGACCTCGCTCATGGTCTTCACGTTCAGCAGCTTCTCTGCATCAGTCGATTCAGTCAGCTCATCGAACATTACTTCGAAGTCTTCACGGCGCTCAATGACACCGTGATCCATCATCCATTCAACCACTAGTCGCGAATTAGGGCCGACTTCATTCAGGCGGCGACCTTGGCCGAAGCGGTTGAACGCCTTGATGTCCTCGTTGCTAGCTAGCGTGCCAGTCTGACGACCTACGATGATCGTAGAGCCTACGCCGATGCCAGCGCCTACCTCTTGCAGGTTGACTTCGAACGGGCCAACCGGATCAGGCACAGCGGACGTGATTGCGTTAACAGTTCCGCCCTGTGTGATGATTGCGGAGTCAATGCCACGGTTAAGGCCCGACACCACTTCATCGTATAGCGTACCCACTTCCGACAATTGCATGCCATGGGCGCGGGCGAGATCAGAAAGATTTGTGTCCTTCTCGAATCCGATATGGATAGCCCGAGCAGCAGCCTTTATGTATGCCTCACCAGAACCGCCAGTAACTTTCTCCAGGCTGATCAGTGCGTTCAGGATGGGCTCGTACACCGACTCTGGCTCAGTAATCGAGCCGAAGATAATCACGCGGCTAGGGTGCATCTCAACTTGACGAGGCGAGTTGCCAGATACTTCGCTGTGTTCGTTGTAGGTGAACATCAGGGGGGCGCCGTAAGTCGGGCTAGCCTGATTGGTGTCCCACACGGAAACGGTAAGCGAGCCACGCCAAGTAGGGATAAACTTTACGATGGCGGCCGCGCTCACTGTTTTCAGTGGCTCATTCCACTGCTTCGAGTCCTTAACCTGAATAATCAGGCCAGCATAGCCACCGACCATCTTACGCTTATCAGTCTCCTTGATCGCAGACCAGATAGCTTTCTTCTTAAATAGCCGCTTAACGTCCTTTTCCCACTGAGTCTCATCGCGGGATTCGTCGAACTCGTCTTCGCCCTCAATGATCCAAGGGTTCGTCTGCCACGTCTTATTGAGGATCTGCATAAGTGCGCCATGACCAACGCCATGACGCTTATAGACGCGATAGAACTCGTCAAAGCCAGGGTTATCAGGGAAGCCGTATTCGCAGTATGCTCTGGGCCGCTTCGTATCCAGCGCGCCAGTACCGAACGCAGCCAACTGACGAGACGCAGCGATCTGCCGTTCAGCCAGGTTATTCAGCGCCATCATCAGTTCAGGTGGTGCATTGACAGTCATAAAATAGGGCCTCGTAAATTACCCATATGATATCACTTGCCAAAAGTCGGTATTAGTGCGTGGTAAACTATCGGCTATCTATTGGAGGGTTAGCCCTGTGAAAAAAACGCGTGTGAACATCCTGTCGGCGGTTAACGCTGACTCGATCAAGATTGAGCGCACAGAGGTAGCTGGCGAGAAGTACGCGGTTATCAAAAATGTGCTGTGGATGAAGGACAACATCGTGCTCAACGATGGTCTGTACTCTTCGTCTGAGAACGCCAAGGGTTACGCCTCGATGGATGGCCGCGTGATGCCATTTGGTCATCCAGAGGTTAACGGCCAGTACGTCGCTATAAGCTCGCTAGACAACGCCGATGTTGCGGTGGCGCTAGGTAAGCATTACGGTGGTGTTCACGCTCAGAACGTGCGACAGGCTGGCGAAGAGTACTTTGCCGATGTAATGATCAACGAGCGCGTAGCTAAGTCCCATCCAGATGGTGAAATGCTGCTGAATTGGGTTGGCAAGGCTGAGGACTACCAAGTCAATGGCGCCGCTAAGCCAGATCCGGTGCATATGTCTACCGGCCTGATGACTGCTCGCGTCAATGCTAAAGGCGAGTCGCGTGGTAAGTCGTATAGCTGGATCGCTACTCAGCAGTCCTACGACCACCTGGCAATCCTGTTCCATGAGCAAGGTGCTGGCGGTGACGAGGTTGCAATCGCCGTTAACTGCGATTCGGTCATTAACTCTGTGCTGCCTACAGTCAACGAAGACGCCCTAGACGACTCGTACGGCGAGAAGCTTGCAATTCTGAGCGAGGCAGTCAAAGAGCGATTCGCAACATCGGATTCTTACGCATACGTGCAGGACTTCGATGATCGTGCGCTGATCTACGTAACACCAGAAGGCACTTATACCATCGACTACCACTATGAGGGTGATAATCCAATCCTTACTGGCGAATCGAAAGTTGTAACTGTTGAAACGTCTTATAAGGTGAAAACCAACTCCATGATTGAGCACGTTAGAAGCGTGCTAAAATATTTCAGTACCAAAACTAAACAGCCAGTAGTGGCTAATGTGATCGAGGAAACATCCGATATGAAACCCGAAGAACTGCAAGCGGCGCTCGATGCGCAGGCTGAAAAGTTGCAGGGCGCGTTCAACACTGCGCTTGCGGCTCTTGAAGCTAAACATGGCGAGGCACTGACTGCTGTTAATGCCAAGCTCGAAGCTAACGCTGAGGCCGGCCTGAAAGACAAGCGCGCCGCAGTAGCCAAAGTTCACGGCGAAGTTGTTGCAAACGCCTTGAGCGGTGAGGCTCTGGATGCAATGTTCGCCAGCGTGCAAACCGCTGCCGGCATCGTTTCGGGCGCTCCAGTTACCAACGCCAAAGACGAGTTCGAAGGCTATAGCTTGAACCAAGCTGATCAGGAGGCCAAATAATGGCTAACGTTATCTGGCGTGGTCCTGTGCATCTTGCACAGCCTGATTCGCGCACTCTGAAGTTCACTGCTTCGACCCTGCCTGGCTTGGCGGTTTCGATCACTACCGGCCAGTTTGTAGTGGCGGCAACTTCGAAGGTTGACTTCTTCATCACCCACAATCGCGCCTACATCGGCGAAACCGTGGACACCGCGATCCCTGCTGGCGAAACTGGCGAAGCTTTCAAGCCTGTTCCGCAGTACGAGTTCCAGGTTCGCATGGCTGCCGCAACCTACGCTCCTGGCGCAGTGTTGAGCATCGTCAACGGTCAGTTCAAGGCCGCTGTTACTGGTGAAGTCGCTGTAGCCGCTTTCGACGAAGCTGCCTCCCGCGCTGTCGGTGCCAACGGTCTTGCCGACGTTCGCATCCTCGCTAACTCCTACGTGGTGCCTGCATAATGCCTATTCTGACTTTTAACAAAGAGCAAGAGGCTGCCGTCATTGGCAAGCGTCGCGCTCACAACGCCCGTCAAGAGCGTCTTGCGCGTGATAGCGAAGGCGAGATGATTGGTAACGCCTACACCATCCCTCGCGATGCTTGGGCTGCCTACGACAACGACCTGATCACCTTGCAGCGTGCAGCGCTCGGCGTGTTCACTGACTTGGCCAGCCTGCAAAAGAACGTTCCAATCGGCAAGGTTCTGCAATACTTCTCCAAGGTCGGCGATCAGGGCGAAGTGAACAGCTCGATTGATGGCCGTAGCCGTGCGAAAGCCGACGCTCCAGTCATTGATTACGAAGGCACCCCGCTGCCGATCTACGACACCACCTTCACCTTCGGCTGGCGCGATGTTGAAGCCGCTCGTCAAGACGGTGGCTGGCAGTACCTGGATGCCGCTACTCGCGACAACGGCAACCGCCGCATCGTTGAGAAGCTGGAAGACCTGGTAATCAACGGTGACACCAAGTTCAACGTTGCCGGCAACCAGATCTACGGTCTGCGTACTGCTCCAGGCCGCGCTACCGGTAACTTCGGTAACGTCGATCTGGTAACCGCTACCGGTGCTCAGTGGGTTGAAGCGATCAAGCGTGTTCTTCTCGGCCTGCAAGCCAAGAACTTCTACGGTGGCGCTACCATCTACCTGAACTACGGTGACTGGTTCGCCGCATCGGTTAACGACTACGTTACCGCCGCGCCTCAGAACACCATCCTGGCTCGCCTGATGGCAATCCCTGGTGTTGTCTCCATCGTTCCATCCACCGCTGTTCCAGTGAACGAAATCCTCGCCGTTGTAAAAGAACGCCGAGTGCTGGAAATCCTGACTGCGATGCCTGTTACCACCATGCCGATTGAACGTAAAAACTTCACCGACGAGTACAGCTTCCAGATCATGACCGCCGTAGCGCCGCAGTTCAAGCGCGACATGGCTGGCAACGCTGGTTACGCGCAGTTCGTTAAAGGCGCATAACCGCCTGAGTTAGAATAGGGGCCTTGATTGGCCCCTTTTTTATTGGAGTGAAAATGAAAGAGTTTGAGATTACGCAGCGCGGCGTCTTCGTTGACGGCGTAGAACTTGAGATTGGCGCACGCGTTAAGCATGAGTCCCTGCCCGTCACGCTGGTTAACAAGGCTGTTGAGGTTGAATCAGTAGAGATCGAGGCCCCTCGCCGTGGTCGCCCGCCAAAGGATAAAGAGTAATGGCCAGATTCCGCGTCACATACCCAACGAACGGCCTTGAGGCTGGCGCTGTAGTAGATGCCGACTCATGCCCTCAATGGCTTAGGGGTAAGTGTGTATCGCTGCCTGATGAGGCTGTGAAGGTGCTTGAGGTGGCGAGTCCTAAGCCGAAGGTGAAGGGCAAGTAAAGAAAAAGCCCCGAATAATGGGGCTTTATTTTTTAGAATGGTTTCACAATCGCCTTTCGCCCATCAGAAAAATACAGTACGGCATGAGACTGTGAGCTGTATGGTGAATAGCTATCGGCGAGCATCTTCCCGTAAACATTTGGCTGGTCCTGTTCGTCTGGCGCACCCCATCTCTCGCCGCAGCATTCGCACCAGTTATCTGACTCAGTGTCCAGCTCGTAAAAAGCGGTTGATGCTTGGGCCGACGACAGCGCCTGAATGAAAACATCCTCGCCAACGTCGTCGTTATTTACGAAATATCCACCAGAATTATTCTGATCGAAGTGATACCACTTTAAAGCTGTCATAAATCATCTCCCGTCTCTTTGAGTTAAGTTGATACTATGCATCCCGCATTGCTATCAAGTCAAGAACTTCATAACAATCGGCGAAATCTCCTTAGCCTTAGTCACGAGAAACAAATGCCCGTCGTCAATGATGTGCATTTCAGCGTTAGGAATGCGGTTGGCGATGAATCCCATATTAACCAAGGGAATGATCGGATCGTCATTGCCAGCCAGAACGAGAGTCGGTTGCTTGATCTTGTGCAACCAGAATGCCGATGACCACCACCAGACCGCCATGCCTTGGAGCTTGTAACCGAGTTGAGAGGTTGGCGCCTTCATTTTGTTAGCGTAACTTGCGCACAGTTCAGGATTATTCCGAAACGAGCCGCCGTAGATCTCCGGAGCGATTGCAGCCATATGCTCAGGGTTCGTGTAGCGCTCAGGGCTAGCCATCATCATCAGAACCTTCATCGACGGCGGAACCATCGTCACGCCTGAAGAGGTAGCTGCCAGAATAAGCTTGGTGCAGCGCTTCGGATGGTCATAGGCGAACTGTTGAGCAAGGAATCCGCCCCAGGAGACACCGGCAACTGTCACCTCGTCGTAATCCAGCACATCAAGCATACGGGTTACGAGTCGTCCGAGGCCGCTGAATGTGTAAGGCAACAGAGGTGTTGATGATCCGCCAACACCAGGCACGTCGAAGGCAATCACCTCAAGATCCGGATCCAGCGCATCTACTAATGGAAATACAAGCTCCAGTGATGCGCCGATACCGTTAAAAAACAGCAGAGGCATAAGAGTTGACTTGCCTGGACGAACAGCCGTGCGGATTGCCTGTCCGTCGATAATGACTGTGCGATAAACGAATGGTGTTGTTTTTATTTCCGTTAAGCAGCTCATCGTCATTCCTTTGGTTTGGACTACAAGAAACTCAGCACGCGCTCGTATTCTGCTGTCATTCGGTCTGCTTCGGCTTTGGCTTCTTGTTCTGTCTTGAAGCTGCCTATGATCATTTCGCCGCTGGTTACGGTGAAGGTGTTGCGGGCTTTCTGTACTGTGAAGGTCATGTCGTTTTTCCTGTGGTTTTATTGCGTGATTCGTAGGCTATTCCCTCGCAGATTCTACGTCAATAGCCCGTGCTAAAATATGGGAAACTATTTTCCAGGCCTGAAAAATGACACTCCAATACTCGGTAGCAGTGAACAACGCACGTCTTGACGCATTCGAAACTGCTGCCGGTACGTCGGCCAAGCTGCGAATCTATACCGGCTCTGTTCCTGCTAACTGTGCGGCGGCTGCTACGGGTACGCTGCTGGTTGAGATGGCGCTGCCGTCTGATTGGATGTCGGCTGCTTCTGCTGGCGTTAAGGCTAAGACCGGCACATGGTCTGGCACTGGCGCTGCTGCTGGTACCGCTGGCTATTTCCGCATCGTTGATACTGCTGGCACCACTGCGCACGCGCAAGGTACATGCGGACTCGGTAGCGGTGATATGTCGCTCGACAACACCAGCATCGCCGTCTCCCAAGTCGTAACCGTCAACTCCTTCTCGCTGACGACCGGTAACGCATAAGGAAATGCGTTATGGCGACCAAGCTCTACCTTATAGGGATAGGTAATTCTCTAAGCGGCACATTTCCCACTGGAGAACAGTCGTCTCTGACGCCTAGCTGGTCGCTTACTGGCGCGTCAAATCTGTACACGATGCGCACTACAAAGGGTGGAGCGCAGGTATCCCTCGCCGGATCAAGCCTTGCAAACACCTCTTTGCAGCGGGCCTTCTGTGCGCACTTCGCATCTGACACACTGAATACCGCTCAGAGTGTTGGTGGTGGTTCGAACACCGTAACAATCAACGTTGCTAACCGCGAATCTAACCTGAGTATGAACTTCGGGTCTGATTTACGGTGCAACGTCTATGTCTGGCGTCCGTCCACCGGCACAAAGGTCGGCACGATTGGCGACTGCCTGGCAATGACTGGCAGCGTAGAGCCTGGAGCTGCAAACTCTGAGCGCTCAAACAGCGCCTCTACCGTAAGCACATCAACCGTAAGCGCGCTCGCTGGTGACGTGATCATCTGCGAGATATGGCAGTTCCATACGCAGGCAGCGGCAACAAGCTATACCGGCGACGTGTGGGCATCCGGCACCACAGAAACATTGACGTCAAACGTCGTCGTTACTGATCACGCCTCGTTTCTTAGCTTCAGCGCTGACACTCTGACATTCGGCACGCCAAGCACTGACATTGGCGCAACGGTTGTGCTGACTCTGGCTGCCGATACCGCTTCGTCTGCCTCGGTTGTTGCCGTATCTACGCAATCCGCCATTACGGCGCAGAATGATTCGGCTTCAGGATCTTCAGCTATCGGCGTGTCTGCCAGTAGCTCGCTGTCGATTCAGAATGACTCAGCGTCTTCTGCGTCTGTAGTTAAAGTGTCCGCACAGTCGTCTGTCTCGCTGGCTGGTGATTCGATATCTGCAACCGCCTCGCAGACAGCCTCGGTCAGCGCAGAGGCATCGATCACGCTACAAGGTGACTCGGTATCAGCGCAGGCACTTGCTGCGATATTTTCTATCTCTTCCACAACCAACGCTGGCGACTTGATAAGCGCTCATGCCGGCTCATCTATTGCTGCTTCGTCTTCGCTGCCTGTGCAGGCTGATAGCGTATCTTCTAGCGCTGGAGTTGGGTCATCGGGGGCGTTGTCTGCTCAGCTTGCTGACGATCAGGCTCAATCGTCATCAGCTGTTGCGGTTGACTCGTCGTTGTCTGCCGTGACTGGTGATGACTCGCCGCTGTCAGTCGGAACTGTATCAATTACAGCTGAAGCAGCCAATCAGGAATTCGACGACTCTTCTGAGTCTGAATCAGCAACTGCAATATCCGCAGAGTCAGAATCGATTGTCGCTGCTGATATAATGTCCGCATCAGTTTCTGTAGGTGGAGAATTAACGCCATCACCAGAACGCACACTATTTATTGGTACGCAAGTTCGCAGCCTGGCAATAGATTCGCAGAACAGATCGTCAGCGCAAATTAGCCAGTCAAGAGTTGTAGCCTTAGAGCCTCAGCGCAGACAGCAAACACTGGTCGCGCAGAACAGAACAGTAGCTCCAGAGCCTCAGAATAGGAATATCGCAGAATGACAGAGACATACACTGGAGGCCCGGATAAGCCTACGATTGTGAAAGATCCTGAAGAGGTTCTGGATTACACGTTCGATTGGTCTGCATATCTGGCTGATATCACTGATACGATTGCCTCTGTAGTGTTCGAGCCTGTTGGCGTTGTGGTCGATTCGTTCAGCAATACAACAACATCCGCAACTGCATGGGTCTCTGGTGGCACGAACGGCACTACCGCATACGTAACCTGCGCAATCACCACAACAGAAGGTCGCACGGCTGTTAGGTCTATTTACTTGAAGATTAAGGATCGCTGATGCCTAGTATCGAGCAAATTAAGGCTTACTTTCTGGCGTACGGCATTCCGGTTCCGCCTGACTTCATCTTGCAGCTCTGGATTGATTCGGTAGAAGTAATTCAGCCGTGCCTAGATGGTGCTGGTTATCCAGAGGCCACGCAGACGCTAATCTACCTGTATCTGCTCGGCTTAACGGGGTACGTGAATGTGGATCGTCAGATTAGCTCGCAAACTGCTCCGTCTGGTGCTTCTCAGTCTTTTCGCTGGGGCGCTTTTGCTGACCGGTATCGCTCTCTGCGTTCTCTTCTTAATACGCTGGACACTTCTGGTTGTACCAGCTCAGTGATTCCGCCTGAACCTGGCGCATCTGCCGGCCTATGGGTATCCACTGGTGGGAAGTGCTGCTAATGGCCTTCATGTCCGCGTGGTACATGATCGACACCGCAACCGTGTACCCTCGCGTCTCTGAGGGCGACTGGGGCGGCGGCGTAACATACGGAACCCCGTACACCATCCTTTGTGGTCACGAAGGCGTATCAAGGCAATCACGCGACACTGAAGGCGCAGAGTTCGTAACGCGTGACATTTACTACACGGGCGACACTCGGCCAGCATACCTAGACCGCATCGCATACGGCGACACAACGGCACAGACTTGGGATGCAGTCTCGGCCGCAGAGATCCGAAAGATCGCTCGTCATGGCATGTCGGCGTTTGGATACGAAGACGAGTACGAGCTGGAGACTGTCTGATGCCGGTTCGTGGACTTAAGGAAGTTCGCCAGCAATTACGCAGAGTGTTCGGCGACATCTCCGGGCCTAAAGCAGAGAAGACGCTGACTGAGGTCCTTATTATCGCGGCCGGATATGCTGCAACGATGACGCCAATCGATACGAGCAACCTGATTAACAGTCAGTATCGCAAGATAACCGCTTACGGAACTCGTGTCGTTGGCGCAATCGGTTACACGGCTGCTTATGCTGCTGCTGTGCACGACGCGAAAGGAACTCTTAAAGGCACAAACACGCCTCGCACCAAATCCGATCCGTCACGCGGCAACTTCTGGGATCCTGATGCTGAGCCTGAATTCCTACGAAAAGCATTCGAAGACTCTGGTGCCAGAGCCGATATAGACGCAGCCATTCAACGCGGGATGAAAGTCTAATGAGTCACACACCAATCAATCTGTTTCGCGACTGGCTAGAGGCTTACGTTTCGACGGCTGGCTATACGATTAGTCGCGGCATGTGGGAAGAGGCAGGCACAGGAAGCGCTACAAAGAAATTCGTCGCCGTATGGTCTGACTCTGGACGCTCGCCTAACGGTGAAATCCAGTATCCGCATATTCGCGTGATCGTTACTGGTCGGGCTAATGGAAGGGCTTTAGGTGATACAGAGGCAGTCGAGCTATTCATTGAGTCGCTATTCGATGCCGCCATTGCTAACTTCTCGACTAGCTGCATGATGCAAATTCGAGCGCTTGGAAGTATCCAAGGTCCGTATTACACGGAAACCAACAGACCGTGGCTGGAAATCAATTTCGAGCTTACGTGTTAAACTATTTATTGAAATATACGCTCAGTTGTGGGCGATACTCAACAACCTTATAGGAGGCGCCGAGAATGGCCCTTAACTGTGCAAGTTCTAAATTCGTAGGTAAGAGCGTTCTCGCAGAATTTGCTCTAGCTTGCGGTGATGTTGATCCGATGACGCTGACATGGCTTCCGCTGGGTGCCGCTCGCAACAAATCGCTGACTATGAGCGCCGACACTGTTGATGCGACCGCAGACGATTCTGTAGGCGGCTTCCGTGACACCTTGATCACCTACAAAACCTTCGAAGTGTCTATCGATGGCGTTACCAAGCGAGACGATGGCACCACCTCGAATCAACAGTTGCTGTTTGATCACTTCGTTACCGATCCACAACCGTACATCTGGTTGCGCCTTACCGGTCCAATCAACACTGTTATTGGCTTCTGCATTCTTACCGAATTCAGCCAAGAGTTCCCTTACGACGATATCGCTACTTACTCCATCACTGCAAGCGCAACCTCGCGCCCAGGTGGACTGGCTAGCGTTATTGTTGAAGATACTCCGATTGCCGTTACTGCTGTAATTACCACACCTGCAACCGCAACTGTAGCTGTCGGCAACGTGACCAACATCGATCACTCTGTAACTCCAGCCGCCGCTAACCAGGCAGTAACCTGGACTTCCAGCACGCCAGCAAATGCCACCGTGAACTCTAGCGGTCGTGTCACTGGCGTGGCTGTCGGTACTTCTACCATCACGGCAACATCGGTGGTAGACCCTACCAAGTCCGACACAACCGTCGTCACCGTTACAGCGTAAAGCAGTAGATACAAAAAAGCCCCTTAGCTGGGGCTTTTTTATTGTTCAAATTTCCTTCTTGGCTAGCAATATGTACTTGCTTGGCTCAATGCAGGCGAATCGAGGATCTTCACCAATTGACCGGTTATATGAGTTGTACGTCTCGGCCTTTTGAAAGCAGTCGGCATCGCTAGCTACAGCCTCTCTTGCTGTGAGGTCAATGTAATCGCAGCCAACATCAGAACACAATCCAATCACTAGCATCAGAGTAAGCATTTCGTATCCTTGAATTCGTTTGAGTTGGCGCAGTATAGCGCTGCTCCAAATTACGTCAAGCGCTGAATGATAGAATGGATGATATTTCTATGGGCGCTAAAAATGCGAGCTATTACCTCGATTGGCGAGATCGGATGTACTGCCGGTGATCACGAATATCTCTTTAGGCCATCACTTGCCGCAATGGATTCTCTAGGCTCGCCCTCCGAGATTGTGGAAAAATTCAGCCTCCTGTTCTCTGCTCCTAAATTCAACCCTGTGTGGCCTGTGCCCGCGTACAGGGCGTGGGAGCGAGAAGTAATGGCTACGGCATATGACGTGCTGATGGCTTGCTGCGATTCTGACGTGACGCCTCTGCTTGGACATATGGGCAGCAAGTGGGGATCGTTTGTTCCTGGCGCAATGCCTTCGCATGACATGGTTCACATTGCTAGATCTCTCATGCGCCACGGGATTATCGGTCTTAAACCTGAAGGCAGGCTGATCGCAAAGCCCAAAGAAGAATTCGTGCCGGAATTCAAACCGCGCGAATTTGTTGCTCAGGCCGTCGCGCATCTAGGCCTATCAAGCGCCGAAGCCTGGCAGATGACAATGACTGAGTTCTCTGGCGCCATGCAATCAAAATTCGGCAAGCCTGACACTCTTCCGCCGCCAGAAGAACACGACGAAGCAATGTCACGCCTCGCAGAAATTAACAGATTGCGTCAGTATCAGGTGAAGAAATGACTATTAATGCCGGATCCATCCAATACCAAGTTGAAATTGAGACGGCTCAGGTTCTTACAGGCTCGCAGAATGTCAACAAGAGCCTGGACGGCCTGCAAACTGGATTCAATAAGACCGACAAGGCCGCCGCCAACTCATCCAAGAGCATGAGCACTCTCGGCAAGAGCATGAACACGGCTGGATCGGAGTCGTCTAAATTCGGTACTGCGTTGACTCCCCTGGCTGGAGCAATCGCCGGCATCGTGTCCGCTCAGGCTTTGGCAAGCCTACAAAAGCTAAGCGAACAATTCACCCTGCTCGAATCCCGTGTAAAGCGCCTGTCTGCAACTGCCGCTGACGCTAAGACTAACTACGCGGCGCTGATTCAGATTTCATCGGCCGGCGGCTCCGATCTAACGACCACGATTAAGCTATGGGAGAGCCTAACAGCGTCTCTGACTAGCCTTGGCGTTACCCGCGACCAAGTGCTTAGCCTGACAGACACACTGCAAAAGATTGGCAAGATCGGCGGGTCTAGCGCAGAAGAGATAAGCGCGGCGCTGCGCCAATTTAGCCAGTCTGTAGCTGGGGGTACGCTGCGTGCTGAAGAGTTCAACTCGATCATCGAGCAGATGCCAGAGCTTGGCCGAAAGATCGCTGACGGCCTAGGCATTCCGTTTAATGAACTTCGCCAGCAAATGCTGGACGGTAAGCTGACGATTGACCGCGTACTGACTGCTATTTACGATCAGACAGGGAAGGTTAATACCGAATTCAAGAATGTACCACGCACTGTTGGCGATGCCAGTAACGCAATCGTCAACTCGATGGGTGTTGCGATATCCAAGATTGACCAGGCTGCTGGAGCTTCTCGTGCGCTTGCCACAGCGCTGGACGCAGTAGCAAGAGGCATCCGCCTATCTTCTGGACAGCTAGATGACCAGCAGCAACTGGCAAAGCTCGTCACTGATCGCGCTACAGCAGAGCAGCAATATGCAACACAGGTTAGATTCGGCCTAAAAGAAACAGCGGCAGCAACACAGCTTCGAATCGACGGATATAACGCCGAGATCAAAGCGATTCAAGATCGTAAGGTTGCCCAGCAGAAAGCAGAGAACGACAAGCTAAAGATCACCGCTCCTGCAAATGCTCCAGCTAGCGACTCACAGAAAGCTCTAGAAACCCTGGCAAAAGAAGCCGAACTAGCCAAGATCGTTGGCGTCGAGCGCGCAAAACTACAGGCCATCCAAAAGCTTGGCGACAATGCTACGGATGCAGAGAAGGCAAAGGCTGCTGAGCTGGCCGCGTCTATCTACAATCTTGAGACTGCTCGCAAAACAGAAGGCGCGACAAACAAGAAAGTCAAGACAGAGGCAGAGCAGCTAGCCACTAGAGCAGCAGCAGCCGAGAAGAAAGGCATTGATGACAACATCAAGGCGTTTCAGGAACTTGGTGTGCAGATGGCTGCTGTCGGCCAGAATGCCAGAGATGTAGCGATGCAGCAGGCAGAGTTGAGCCTGAACAAATACGCGACTCCAGAGCAAGTCAAGACTGTTCGCGAGATGGCTGGCGCTCTGTACGATCTAAACCAGGCTAAGTCGAATAAGGCCCTTCTTGGACAAGTTGATCCAGCGGCAGGCGCACAGCAAGGACTTGATCAGCAGCTAAAAGACCTTGACACGCTCAAGACTGCAAAGATGCTCAGTGATACCGAGTACCTGACATTCAAAGAGCAAGCCGAGACAGACTACAACGCACGGATGACCGAGATCGAAACAGCCCGTTTCGCTGCTCAGTCTGCCGGTAATGCTGCTCTTGTTGCGGGGATGGACGCTCTTGCAGCATCCGGCACACAGGCTCTAGGCGGCTTGCTGTCCGGAACGATGAGCCTTCAGGATGCAATGGGCAATATCGCCAATACCGTACTTAATTCGGTGATTGGTTCTTTCGTGCAGATGGGCACGGACTGGGTTAAACAGCAGTTCGTAATGCAAGCCGCGACCCAGGCAACCAAGGCCGCAGAGATTGGCGGGATCGGTGCGGTAGCAGCCGCTCAGGCAGGCGCTACTGGTGCAATCGCGGCAACCACTACAGCTACGGCGGCAACCACTGGTACGGCTGTGGCATCGTCCATGGCGCCTGCTGCTGGCCTGTCTTCTATCGCTTCGTTCGGTGGCGCGGCTGTAATTGGTGGCGCCGCTTTGCTTGCGACCATGGCGCTAGCTAGTTCGTTTGGCGGTGGTCGTCTGAATGGTGGCCCTGTAAGCGCCGGAAACATGCACCGCGTTAACGAAAACGGTAAGCCTGAGATCTTCAATGCGGCAAACGGTCGTCAGTACATGATGCCCAACACCCGTGGCGAAGTAGTCAGCAACAAGGATGCAACTGCTAGTGGCGGCGGATCTGCACCGCCAGTTATCAACATTAACAACTACGGCCAAGGACAGGCAACCACTAGCAGTAAGTTCAGCGAGGCCGATAAGCGCTGGGTCGTGGATGTTATTGTGGGAGACATGCAGGGCGGCGGTACTTCTGGCCGCACTGTCAACCAAATCACCGGAACAAAGAGGGCTGGCAGTTGAGTATTCTAGATATTGTTCGGGCTAGCGGCGGACCTGATTGCATTATTCCAACCCTGGAACTGTCTTGTCCTGTGTGGGCTGCATCGCTATTCATCTGCGCCGGCTACGAAGACATCACGGCAGTAACGGAACTTGGCGCAACCGTTACATTCTTGGCGGCTGGTATTGACGTGTCGCTGCCGAAGAAGAACAACGACGGAACTCAGAAGCTGTTGTTCGCTATTGACAACGTTCGCGGTGATGCTCAGGCGCTTATCGATCAGGCTCAGGCAGTTGATGCGCGGATTACTATCACTTACCGTACTTACTTGGCGTCTGACCTTTCGGCTCCAGCAGAGAAGCCGTATCGAATGACATGCATCAGTGCGACCATGAAAGGGCCAACTGTCGAGATTAGCGCTGGCTACTTCGACATGATTAACGCGTCATGGCCGAGAGATGTTTATACAGCAGCATTCGCCCCAGGCATCAAGTACATCTCATGATCGAAAAATACCTATCAATTCCGTATGTCGATGGCGGTCGGTCCATGGATGGGCTGGACTGTTACGGGCTGCTTATCCGGATCAGAGAAGAGCTAGGATTAACTGCACCTCCAGATGTAGGCAGCATCACGCGCCATAATGTTATTGGGATGCAACATCGATATTCAGAGACTGTCGGTCAACTAGAAGAATGCCAGCCTGAAGTCGGCGCAATTGCAGGCGTATTCCGTAACAAGGCGCTGATCCACGTCGGGGTTGTTGTCAGCATCGATGGTAGACTATCGGTACTAGAAACCAATCCTAAATCTGGACCTCGCTGGCTAAGAGTTCGCGAGTTTAAAGATCAATACGCCAAGGTCATCTTCTATCGTGATAGACATTTTCCCGAATCAT